GTTATCCTCCGGTGACCATGTCCCTGCTGTAGTTTTTCCGAACTCAGTCAAGGAGGAGAAGGTCAGCTTATCATCATCAGCCACCGTCACGTAGGAAGAACTCCCGTTAAAATACATCGACGGTGCCGTGACCTTCGTGCCATTAGCCTGTGCGTCCTCGTCAATGGAGTTGACTTCCAAATTTGTTCGCGCACCAGCTGCTGTAGTGGACCCGGTTCCACCTCGTGCCACAGCTACAGCACCACCTACCAGCGGTGCTAGATTGTATGTTCCGGGTGCAGCTTCAAACGCACCGGCAAGATCAGCTCGGAGGTTGTCGCGTGAGATTTTCTCTGTGCCGTTCGTGACTCCATCAACAACGTGGAACGCATCCGCAGCAACCGTTGTTGCTGTATTGGAGAGGTCTTTTACTCTAATGTCTGCCATAATGTTCTATCCTATGAATTAAATGTTATGTGTTATGATTTGATTTCCTAAGTCACAAACAATGGAGTTGACTGCATCATCAGTGAGGTTGGCTATGAATGGTTCGTTCACAATGCATTGTCTGTCAGCAGGATGTTGTTGCCTGAGTCATCAACAATAAGATCGCCAGTGTCGGTTGCCCAATTCCCGAAGTAAGGGCCAACGAGTATGATTGGATTACCGAAATCATCGACGATGCGATTGCCGAGGTGATCAACCCAATAATACTCAGTCAACAGATACGCTGACTCACTATCGCCGACTGAGAGCGAAGCTGAGTGCTTGCCTCCAGCCACAGGCTTGAAGCTGGCCAGTCTAGCAACTCCCAAATCAAAACCCGCAACACTCACAGTAGAAGCCTTTGCTTATGGGTTATACGAACTCAGCGATTGCCAGCGTGCTCGTGCTTACATTGGTTCGAGCGTGAACGCTGCCCGTGAATGATTGAAGTGTCAGCACTCCACCATCACCACCATCTCCAACTGATGCAGGTTTGAGGACATAGGTGTAATCAGCTGTGCCAGCGGAGGGAACAGTAGGGTTGCTGTTCAGCTTAATGTAGACCTCTTGTGTCGATGTGTTCTGAAGTGTAAGAAATTTTCTAGCTGTGTTACTGGATAACACTAAGCCGGTGGCTGTGGTGACGGATGTTAACGACTGTGTAGTTGGGGTCGTTTGATCACCACCCATATTTTTGAGCGCACCGAGCATTTTCTGCTGAGTGCGAAGAGGACTGTCCTGTATCGAGTTTGCCAGCCCATCAGAATAAATTGCGGGATTGTCCATAAGTGTTTTCTGCTGCTTCGACTTATTGTGAAAAGAGCTGGCACCCACCCACCATTAGAGAGTGAGTGCCAGCTTTGAATACTATCCACTAGCTAGAACAAGCTGTTACGTCAGTCATGCTGATAGCACCGCTTGCACCGCAAGCACGCTTGAAGATCAGAGTCATTCCGTAGTTCGGGAACTCTGGTCGAGGTGCGTGCTTGAACTCTGCGAAGTGGCGACCAAGCTTGTCCAGAGGATCAAGACAGTCAGCACCAGCTGATTGAATCTTATTACCACCGGTCACCCACTGCCATTCACCCATATAGGTCGTAGGATTCCAACTGACACCGCCAGCAGCGTTGATGGGTGGAACGATCTCAGAAGTGAACACGTTCGGGTTCATCACGATTGCGGCTTCGTATGGGGCTGCTTTGTATGCTGCCGTCAGCTGGGCTTTCAGCCCAGACCCAGAGGCAGGAGCTACCATCTCGTAAGTAGCAACACGATTGTAAGTGTTGGAACCAGCGTCCCACGTAAAGCGAGGTGGACGCAGGTTTGGAACGTGACGGAAGTTTTTGATCACGCGTGTAGCCCCGATGCGGCTCATCAATTCAGATGCTCCACCTTTGCCACTTTCAGCGTGACGGAAATCATTCCGCAGCTCGCTGTTGTTGAGAGCAATTTGCTGAGAGGCTTCCAAACCGATCAACAGAGGGAATACGGGTCCGTCTTCTCCGAAGGAAATGAACCCATTGGAATCGGGATTGGTTGCCCCGCGATCAATCAGCTCAACAGCAATCTGGTCAAGCAACTGCTGTGTGATGGTAGAGGTGGAGACACCGCCGTCACCGGAGAAATCAATGTCACCAATGAAGTCTTCAGTGTCAACGATAGTCGCTGCATCACCAACGGAAAGCTTGCTGGCGAACTTCATGTAAAGCTGTTCGTAGCGTTTTTCCCAGCTGCGCTGAGCACGCTTGGTCAGCTCTTCAATGTATGCCCGCAGGAACACATCGACGTTGTGGTCATAGATAAGGTCATCCTTACAAATGATAGGACCGGACAATGCGAAAACTTCCGGATTGTACGTGCGGGTCGAGAACCCGACACCAACTTCATTGAAGGTTGATGCACAGCTTCCGCCTGCGCCGCCACCAGCACCGCCGCCAACAGCTGCGCTGTTAATCTGTGCCCACGTTTCTTCATCAGAAGTGGGTTCAGAGTTTTCGATTGCGAAAGTTGTTTTTGTGGTTCCTACACCCGTCTCAAACTTTGATCGAGGGACTGCGTTCAGCCACACTGAACGATACGAAGCATTGCGATAAACCTCGTCAGAAAGGTTTTCTGTCGCAATAGCGAATGCGTCAAATACGTTTGCACATGCCATAATAGTTTTTCTGTGTAAGTTAGCTTCAGAATGCTGCGTGCTGGGTCTGTCAACTGAGACAGGGCACGAGCGTGCTATAACGGCTGGCCAAAACCGAACTTAGGCCGAAAGGAGGTTGCCATCCTCAGCGTAGGGCTATTTAAGGTGAGCTGCTTTTATGCGTGCTGCTCTCCACGCGATTCCCTTTTCGGGAATGTTGGCAATTGTTGTCAAGCTGGAAAAAGAGATCCCCCTTTTCGGGAAACGTAAACTAAACCGAAAAGGGGGGGTCACCGAGAGGTGTGTTGTTATGCAGTCAGGAAACCATATAACGAGATAATCAACGGGCATCACTCCGTTTGATGTGTGTAATGTATCGGCGTTACACGTATTGGTCAAATAAAAAGGCAACCTGTCTGCCCGTAAGTGCGACAGGTCGGAGGTGCAACTCTACAGGGTAAAGACAACGGGAACCCCTGCGCTTACGGACCCCACAGCCAAACTTGCTAACGAGCACCTATGCCCAGCCCTCGCAGTTCACCCATCACTCTATCAGAGAAAGAGTTGCCACCCGGCTTTGACCTGCTGGACGCCCCGTTGCTTGTTGTTCCTGCTGCGCTGGGCTCAGCCCCTTTCAGTTGCTCAAGCTCCTGAGCCAGCCTGCGATTGTGCTCTACCAATGCTGCATTCTGCTCAACTAATGCTCCACCGCTTGCTGCCCACAGGGCTGCTGTTGCTGCGTCCTCAAATGTGTTCTGTTCCATTAGAATCTTCTTAGCTAAGTTGACTCGCTCACGGACACCAGTGTTCCACTCCTCGTCACCTTCACGCAGCTGGTAGATGCCAATCTGATCCTGTGCCTGCTTGAGCATTGAGTTGAACGATTTCTCCAGTGCTTGATTTCTTTCAGCAGTCTTCTTTTCAGTGATCAGATTCTCTTCCTGTTGGAGCTTTTCGTAGCTTTCACGCGCAGCACTAATGCTTTGGTCACGCTCGTAGCTAATCTCATCAATTCGACTCACAATGTTCTGAAGGTAAGCTTGCCGAGATGCCGGCAGGTCGCCAGTCAGTTCGTCGATAGCGTTAGCCCTTTCATCACCGACAGGCATGCGCAAAATCTTTGCAAGCTTTTCACGCTGTTCAGCGGGGACATAAGCCTTTGCTCTGTCTATCTGCGTTTCAATAGGTTTGACATACTGCTCCTTAAACTTGGGGTGACGTTCCAGATTGGTAACAGTAAGCGTCTCGCTCATCTGATCATACTCAGACTTGAGCTTATCGTATTCACTCTTCACACCCTCCAGTCCTTCAAAGTCGCTCAGCTTTGACATCAGCTCAGCGACCTGCTGCTTAGCTGCGTCACGCTCCTGCTTGATCAGCTTGAAATCTGCGGCACTGCGAGAGACTGGCTTTTCGTTAGCCTGCGCTGAGTCAGTGCTTTTGGAATCATCTAAACTAATGTCATCGTTGCCAGCAGGTTCTGCGCTTTGCTTACTGGTGTCAGCAGGTTCCGCTGCCTTTGGTGAAGGTGCTTCAGTCCCCTTCATCGCATTGCGGAAAGCATCTGCCATTGAGGAGATTTTCTTATTGGTGTCAGGATGAAGCCCCGGCTTACCACTGATTGCAGCTGGTTCTGCCTGCACTGGTTCGTTCACTGTTGTTGCTGTATTGTCTTCACTCATAATTAGCCTTACTGAATGTTGCTTCTGGTTCGGTTGGTAGCTCTGGTGCCTGTTGCGCCATAGCCTTTAAGAGTTTAATCGCATACTCATACCCTTTCTGCATGCCGTGAGCGTATGCGAAGTCTGTTGCCGTTGACCCAAACGGGACGTGGTTGCGTGATAATGGCGACTCCTCCGCCATTACATTCATCATCCGACTAAACGTCTCAGTAGATTGAATCTTCTGAGCAGCTGCTACTGCTGCCGGGTCTGTTATCCATTGGGTTAGTGCTGTCATAGTTTGGTTGCTGTTAAATAGGTCTGGATTCTAGTGCGAACTTTCCTCGATTAATGTTGCGTGTTGCCCCGTGGCTGAAGTGGACAAGTGGTGCTTCTTTCCACCCTTTTGTTCCATACTGCTTAACGATTGGGCATGTCGCATAAATGCCGCTATGCTTCATGTGTTGAAGTATGATCATATCACTTGTGTGCGGCGTGCTACCTTCATCCAGCCTGACGCTATTGCCATCGCATGTGGCGAAAATCATTGCCGCCGTAGTAAATCCTGCTGCACTCCCTCCTACCACCGATGGTGTAACATTGTCTTCCGTTGAGTTTGATTCAAATATAACCAAATCAGCTTGAGGCTGAGTAGGCGTAAACGAGTAATTTATTACATCGTAATCAGACATAAACCCGCCACCCTTAGCGGCCACAGCTAACCACCTGTGGTAGCATGCCATTTCGTAAGCAGGCATGTTGGCAGTCGGAAGCTTGCTGCATCGCTCAGTGTACATATCGTAGAGAGGGTGAAGCATTGCATCCTTTGCTGTCAGCACTTGGGGGGACCAGCCACGCTTAGACCAGCTCCTCTTCCATCCCGCCATCAGTTCGTGCTGCTTTTCAGCGTCTTCGCTCAGAACATCTCCATCACCTTCATAAATGCCATCGTAGTATGTGTAGACTATGTTGCTCACTTCCGCCTCCTCGCTTTGCGTTTGGCCTTACGTTTAGGCTCTGACGGTATGAGTGATGCTGGTTCCTGTGTCTCAGGCTCATTCTCTTCAGGTTTAGGTAGCCTTTCCCTAAGCCTGTCGATCAGCGTCCCGTCTTTTGCCCGATGGAACAGAGCGGCATCGAAGTCCACTAAATCATCAACTGCTTTTTGATCAGGGAATGTTGGGTGGATGCCCCCGCTGATGACAGGTTTGTTGTTCTCATCAATTTCCCACACATTCATGATGAGCTTTGAGTGACGGGCATTCTGAACAACACTGCCGTAGCTGCCTGCAACGTCCCACGCCATACCATCTGGGGGAATCATCATAGCCGTGGAGTATTCGTGTAGGTTTGGCGGGTAGACTGCAACGCCATTCAGGTGCAGTGACGTTGGCGTGATCGCCCCGTGAACAATATGCCCCATAAACGGTTTCCCGCATGCCTGATAGTCAGACCATATGTCATGAGCCCATCCGCTTCGGATTGGGACAGCATCAGGTTCCATAAACAGGAACGGCTTCTTATGCTTGTTGATAATCTCCCAGCACAAGCATTGGAAAGCATAGTTCTGAGGGTTGGGCCAGTTGGGTCTTCCTTTCCATTCGTTGTAACGGAAGTGAATGACCCCGCTGAATGCTTTGTTGGCAGCTGCGTCAATGTCAGTTACCAGCATTTCTGGCACGTCAGTGTCATACGAGAGGATCACTTCAAACGGAAGCTTTCCATCCAACTCGTATATCCACTCGATAGTCTTTAATGCGACTCTGCAATCCTTAATGCAGAAGGGAATAACGATTATCATTTGTTGTCTTTTTTATTGTTGCTACAAGCTTGCAGCAGTTCTGGCGTCAGCTATTGCCATCTCCTGTTGCAGCTTGAGATTGTTGCGTTCTATCTCAGCCTTCAGTGCGGCATCCTTACGGGCTTCCTCTCTCTCCATCTGTGAGATTTTTAGTTGCTCCTCTAAGCTAGGACCAGCTTGTGCTTGCTGCTGTTCAGCCACCTGCTGCTCCATTTGCTGCGAAACCTGATTGGCGAGTTCGTTTGCAAATGCGGTCAACTCTTTAAGCTGATCTTCTAACTGTTTTGCCTGCTGCTTCCTGTTCGGGTCAGCGGAAAGTTGCATCAGATGCTCGCCTATGTGAGGCAGCAGTAGCCCGAAGAACTCAGCAACAGGCTCAGGTGCAGCACCCTGCTGGACAGCTTGAGCAAGCTCTACCCCTTTGGACAGGTGCGCCTGTGCATGCAGCATGTGGTTCTGAGAGTTGGTGATGATTGCGGGATTACCGATCTGCATAATTGAGTTCTCAATGTTAGCTTCGGCAAGCTGGTCTTGAGCATAAATGTCCTGATCAGGTTCCGCGATGTATCTACCTACCTGCTGCTGGCCGGCAAGTGCTGCAATGTAGTCGCGCAGTAATGCCTCTCTTCCGGACTCGGGCAGCTGGCCACTGATCTGCATTAGTCCAGCGAGTGTCTGTAGTCTCAGGAACGCTGAACCCTGACCGTAGTTGCGGCTGGCTTGCACGTAGTCAATATCATTCATTGCTTCAGCTGGAACCCCGCGCTCACGCACGCGCTTCTGAAACTCCATTGCATCACGGTCAGTTGTGTTAGGTGATGAAGCCCTCCGGAATCGTTCCTCAAAAAACCTGTCTAGTTGCTGATAGTAGCGTGCAATCTGTGTCTTCCCGAGAACGCTTGCCTGCTGCACGATAGCTTGAACCTCTGTTGCGGTCTTCGGGTTGCCCTGAGGCTTGTCCAGCCTCTGCCTGTACTGAGACAAGTTGGACTGCATTACGTTCTCCAACTCCCTGTCCACTGCCATAGGTGCGTCAATGATACCCGAAAACTGACGCTGCACTACATTGTATCTATGAGGCAGGACCGTAACTGAGCCTAAGTTTACGAGATTAACCTGCTGCTCCACTTCTGGGGATTCTGGTTGCAGCAGTATTGAGCTGGACATTGCGGCGGCATCAATCATCTGACACTTCTGCCTGTTCTTCAGCTCAATAACTGGATACATCTTAACACCCAGCCCTTTGACACTGTGGTGCTGTCCGTCCCCTTTGTCGTAATACATTGGGTGAACAACCTGATCCCAGTTGTCGTATTTTCGGATATGCTTGTAGAGAAATTCCTTCCCTTCACTGTTTTCCAAAACAATGAAACAGCTGATCTTTCCTTCAGCCTCACCGTCCTGCGGGTATTCCCTTACATAAACATGAGCTGCACTGATAACTCCGCACTGAGCTGAGTAATGCAGGTCGTTGTTGCGTATGCGCTGTTGATGCCACTCCCAATTCTGCTGTCTCCTAAACTCCTCAGGTCCGGAGTTGATGATTGCTTTACGAACGCAATCAACATTCCACCCCACCTGAGATGCAGCTGATTCATTTTGGATATAGCGGTAAAGCTCGTGAGCTTGAAACCCTCTTCGCACAACAGCAACCTCCCAGTCAGTCGTGTTGCTTCTAGTCCCCTCAGGAAGGAGCAAGTCTCCGGATTTCATAGCTCTCGCACGCCAGCTGGTAGGATTCTCAAACACCATTGGGCCAACACCGAACAGCACCATCTCGTGCTGGCTCAGCTGCATCGTGTAGTCGAATTCACGATCCTTCTTTTGCAAGCGATCAAACTCTTCAGTGATGATGCGGGAGTAATGAACCTTCTCTGAGTCGTTGCCCGTATTCGTCCGGACAGTGGCGTATGTCGGCGTCTCACTGAAGATGTCATAGAAAGCTGTCAGTGAGACCGAGAAGAACGCTTCTGCTTCTCTGAAGTTCACGTTGGCTCTGTATGCTTGGCCTGTTGATCTTAGCTTTGATGGGCTGTAAGGGGGGTTACCATCGACTAGACCCTTCACCTTAGCTCTCACCCTGTTCCGCTCTTCGTCGGACCTGATCATCATATCAACCAGTGACACAACAGATGCGGCGTCAGACATGCGTGACTCTGGCGGGTTGCCCTTCTCATCAATGTTCTCCAGCGGGAGTGTGTTGGATGTGTTCATAGCTTTTTCTTCCAGCAGTTGTCTGGCAACGCTTGGTTCTCTTCTTCTGAAATTGATTTCTGCAACGCATTAACCGGCATCCATATCTGAGCTGCATTGAAGCAGCCGCAGTGTCTGCACGATTTGAGCTGTGAATCCTTTGATGTCGTTTTGCTGCCAGTTACAAAGGATATAACCTTCTTAACAATGCCTTTCGTGCACCCGTTGCACCCTATTGGTTCAACATTGCTTTCGCATGTCGAGCAGACTTCAGCTCGGGATTCAGCTTCGACCTGATCAACCCTTTCGCCGGCAGCGTAAAAGAGTGTCTTCGTAAACCTGACAGCAAGCTCAAGTGTGATTTGTTGATCCCGTTTCGGAATCTTTACATCTTTGTCTCTACAGAAGTCGGGATGCTCACTGCATACATGACTCTCAACAATGTCGTCGATGTTGAACGGGACCGGGATGTTGTTTGCCTTTCGGTGCTCGATCACCTTATTCAGCAGGCCAGCAAATGTGCGGTCGCTCATGTGGTACCCGGTTTCCTCCTGAGTGTAACTAAACCCGCCATGAGGGTGTGTTGTGACTGGTCTGAGTTTCTTCACAGCTTCCTGCCTGTTGGCCCGAACATCTCATGCAACGCATTCAGATTGATGTTCTGCTCGTTATACATGTCCTGAGGCTTTACAGCACTCCTCCTCGGCATCCACAGGCCGGTCCCAAAGTGCATCGCTTTCATATCGCTCGGAGCATTACCATCAGCTACATCGTGATGGTGATAATGAAGTCCCGATATTGCATCCTCCATCCTGTAAGGTGATGCGCCAAAAACATCCTGACAACATAACACGCCTGTCGTGTGGAAGTGCCACGAGAGCCAGTCATCAGACTTCTGATCGCTTGGCTGTTCTAAGTCAAACGTTCTACGTAGCCCTTCAAATGCAAGCTGTTTCATAAGCTCCTGCCCCTTGTCGGACGCAAAGCAAGCGTTCATATACATATTGCGAATCGGGTGAGAGAAGAGCACCACTTCAGATTTTTCAGGGATATACTCACTGAGAGGAACAACTGGACACAGATCACAGTCAACGTAAATGCCTCCAATGTTGAAAAGGATGGCAGCTCTTCTGATATTGCTTTGAGAACCTAATGGCAGTGATTCATAGTGCTCCTTCCATTCCGGAAATAAATCGTAAACATGCTGGTCAGCTTCATCGTGGTTTAGAAAGTAGTAAGTGTATTCCGGATTGAACCTCTGCCACCGCTCAACGCTAACCTTCTCATAAAGCGACAAAGCTTTGTAGCTCCTGTGGATTTGTATGATGTTCTTATCCTTCATGCGAAAGTGTCGTAGTAAATGCTATCGTAACGCTTCACCATCTGGTCCCAGCTACTACCGTTACTTGAGCGCTTCTTGGCTGTAGCATACCCACCGATGTGACGAGCCATTTCAACCACGATTGCGACAGCGTCAGCTAAGTCAGGAGACTTGCCAGTGCGGGCTTTCATATCGGCTTTTCGCTCGATGATGGTCATACGCTTCTCGTCGTCAAACATTCTGCTACAGAATTCCACAGCTGAGTCGATACTCATCCCTCGCAACTGCTCATTGATTACCCACTGCCTCACGCTGAACCAAAGCTCAGTCACCTTATTGGCGTAAACATCGCTGCTCTTACGGTAGTCTTCAGGTGATACAGGCCTGTCGCTTGCTTTCCCGCCGAACTCGACGCGATGGATGGCTGGACTCCACACCTTTGAGAGAATGTCGCACAGGCCACCACCTTCACCTGTGGCGTCAATAGCGAGTCTGTTAGGTGACACCTTATACTCCTCACACAGAGTCTTCACCCTGTTGGCAATCTGGAAATGCACCGGCTCAGATGATTGAGCGTTGATCTCAATGATCTCGCTGTGCTCCATCTGAATTCCCATCTTCCCGTTATCAAAGTCACCGTAACGTGCGAACTGAATCACACACCTGTCACCACCATTGAAAGCTGGATCAAGCCCAGCAATCATCTCGCTGCGACTGACGAACGTAGCTGGATGTGTGGCTTTGTATTTCTCAACCAGACTCTCGCTAAGGACTGTTTTGCACACCCCTTCCGGAGCCCACATGCCTCGTGTGTATTTCCAGAACTTAGGCGAATCTACACCATCATATTTCTGTGCCTGCTTGATCTGGTCTTCATTGATGAGGTAGTCGTATTTGTTTTTGCCAGCAAGCATGTTGGGGGACTTCATCCCGTCAAACCGAACACACACGCCTCTCTCAGTTTCCCATTCCTCATCCTCAACACTGACTGATCCCCAGCCGTTCTTAGGTGTGGCAAACCTGCCGTGCTGGTCAAACTTGCTGTGAGGGTTACCGATGGCGAGAAACTTGAACTCTCTAGTTCCTTTCTGAAGGTTGGAGCAAGCTTCAAAAGCCGCTTCAGGTGTGTCCGTTGCTTCGTCAACAATGACAAATGTGCGAGGTGAACGTATGCCCTGAATGTTTGCGACAGCTTTGGATGTAGCACCATCGAGAACAGGGATAGCGAAGACAGCGTGCTTGTCATCACCTCTGATGGCTTGCAGTGTTGTTTTGCTGTCAACCATATGAGCTGGATAACCACCTTTAGCTGTTCGGTATAACTCCTGAATCACTGGCCAAGCACGCTTGCGGATCATCTTAGCCGTGGTCGATGTGAGTATGATGGATGTGTTGAGCGGGTCTGCTGCGAACCATATCATCGAGAAAAGGCTTGCCCCAAATGTCTTACCGCTTGCCCCGCATCCAGCCCAGCATGCCCATTGCTCTTCGCACAGGCACTCAATCATCCGTTCAAGCCACGGGTTCCAACTGAGTTTAGGCCACATGATGTCGGCAACATTGCGGCAGTGCTGGTATCTGCCCAAGCCTCCACGCTCAACAGGAAGCCCGACTTTAAACGCAAATAGCTCCAGCTCAAGTTCATTGAGCTGTATATCGAAGGCGAGATTGTATTTGTGCTTAATCAAATGCTTGACAGCTAAGTTGCGTGAACTGCCTATGGCTCCTATAGGGTAACCCCTACCTTCATATCAGGGCTAACCCTGATATGAAGAAGGTAATACCCCTTAACTCATAATACTTGTCAAGCAATGACTGTTACTCTGAACAAAACCTCCGACTGCTGCGATCCCGTATGTGATACAACTGTCGTGAACACACCCGGTCCAGCCGGCAATGCTGGAGCTGCTGGTGCAGCCGGCAATGATGGCACTGATGGAAAGAACGGTTACTCGCTGACAACAAGCAACTTTACGATACCGAACGTAGGGAATGCTGTTAATGTCTACGTTGACAATACGACCATATGGTCAGCAAACGCTTACTGCTATATCGAAGGTTCCGGACATTATCTTATAGCTGGCAGAGGTGCTTCACACATCACTGTTGTTCGCCTCGGCTACCCAACCGACACAGGGGTCACTGGTAACACGGTAGCATCAGGCGCAACAGTCGCTCCCGCTGGGGCGAGAGGTGCTGCAGGTGCGTCTGGTTCGCTTGCCCTCCTGTCTGCTAAGGCGCAACTGCTGACACACACGGGCTCGGCTCAGGTGGCACTCAGCGGTGGTGGTGATGACACCTATGCGCTGTTTAACAAATCCTCCGCTGCAACCGGCTTAGCGTGGCGCAAGCCTGCATTCACTGACTTCTCTGATCAGTTGGATCTGACCAGCCAAGTTAAGAACAAGCTCCCGTTAACGGATCTAGATAACGCAGGAGGGGCAGTTGGCGACATTGCTTACTGGAACGGGACAAGCTGGGTGAAGCTCTCAGCTTATGGTGCTGAAGGTAAGTTTTTTAAAATCTCTGGAGGTATCCCTACCTACGCTGATCTCGGTGTCACAGCGTTGAGCGTTGGTGCGAGGGCTGATATTGAGGTTACAACATCAGCATCGAACATCACAGGCTCTACCGCAACGAACGCAACTAACATTGCTGCAAGCGGTGCGCTCACTGGTGCTGTCGGTGGAACACTCACATGCACGCTGGTGTTCACTTCCGCTCTAAGCACAGCAAACCCAATCATCGTTGCAAACTTCAAGCACGATTCGTCTGCGTCATTTCAGCCTGTGCAGATTGTGTCAACCTCAGTGAACAGTGTTGAGATGCATATTGACGGAACATCGCTTCCTTCACCTTTCACTCTTTATTTTGCTGCCTTAGTGTAATGCCGGTATTTGATTCACAACGCATCAGTGATGGGTTCATGACGCTGGAGAGAGGCGTTGATGGAGGGAAAGCCTCTAGCCTACTGCCCCGCAATCAGCTTAGCTCTGCGGTTAATGTTACAATGCGAGGCGGCTTTGCCAAGACCAGACCAGCGTTCAACGATATGCCGCTCACCTTTGCTGCCGGCACGTCTCAGGATGCTGATCAAATGGAGTCACGCTTTAAGACTGGTCTGTTTCAGGGAGCTTCTGCATACAAGTCTGGCGGCAGCTCTTACATCATCTGCTCTGTTGCTGGCTACATTTACAGAATTGACCTGAGGACTGGCGTTGTGAACGACATTACGCCGCTGTCATCGAACAGGACTCCGGACCCCAATTCATCCCGCATACGGGTAGCTTACTTCCAACAGGCTGAGCATTATCTCATCATACAGGACGGCAGAAACCGGCCCATTATCTTTGATGGTGCGAACTGCCGCCGCTCTGACATTGGCGCAAACGAAGTCCCTACCGGAACAGCAATGGCTTACGGTGGCGGCAGGCTGTGGGTGGCACGCGGTCGTGAGTTTGTTGCGGGCGACATTGTTGGTGGTCCTACTGATGTGATCAAGTTCACTGAGAACACTTACATCAATGAAGGTGGTGCATTCGCTGTGCCACTGGACACAGGTGACATTACGGCTATGAAGTTTATGAACCAGCCTGACACCAGCTTGGGTCAGGGGGAATTGCTGGTTCACACGGCAAACGCCATCTTTGCTGTCAATGTGCCGGTTGATCGAGACTCGTGGAAGAATGTCGAATACCCCACCGTTCGGATCGTTGCTATCAGCTACGGCTCTGTTAGTGATCGCAGCTGCGTGCTGGTGAATAGTGATATGTTCTACCGATCCCCGGACGGCATCCGAAGCTACGTCAGTAGCAGAAGAGAGTGGCAGCAATACGGGCAGATACCTGTGAGCAGAGAGGTGAACCCTTTCATTGCTCAGGACACACAGGCTGACACTTACGAAACCTCAAGCGCAGTTCTGTTTGATAACAGATTACTAGCAACCGTATCTCCCCAGAGGCACGACAGTGGCACCTACTACAGGGGGCTGGTTGTGATGGACTTTGATTCAGTTGGTGGCAGCGGCGATAAGATGCCGCCAGTGTGGGATGGTTTGTGGACTGGTTTGAAGTTTCTTCAGCTCATCAGCACTGAGGTTGATTACGAAGATAGGTGCTTTGCTTTCCATCTGGACACCGAGAACAGCTGTGGAATTCAGCTGTGGGAGATTACGCGGAACGGAAGGAAGGACAACGGGACTACGGACATTGCCTCATTTATTGAGAGTTCCAGTTTCTCTTTTGAGAACCCGTTTGAGATGAAGTCGCTGGAGTATGGCGAGATGTTCGTGGATGAACTGAAAGGCAATGTTAGCTTCGACATTAAATACAAGCCGAACCAATACCCTGTGTGGGTAGACTGGAATTCTTTCAGCGAGTGTGTGAAGTATGAGAACTGCACTCCGGACTCAGGCTGTCTGACGTTTAACAATTACAAGCCGCAGTATAGGACGAGGATGTTAATACCTCAGCCAGCTGACGACTGTGAGTCTACCAATGGAATGCCAATGAGAAAAGCCTACGAGTTCTCTGTGAGAATCGGTTGGACCGGTGATGCTCGTATTAAAGGATTCAGGCTGCACGCTTACCCTGTTGTTGAAGAGCCTTACAGCGGATGCATCACAACCACTTGTTCATAGGATATGAGTCAGAAAACATTAACGGTAGAGTGTAGCGACATCACAGACCAGAGCCCTTTTGCATTCTCCTCGACAGTGGACGTGGATGAGTGCTCATCAGGCACGCAATTCTCTCTCACCGTTTTAAGCGGTGACGCTGACAGCCCGATGGTCACAGACCTCGGTGAATACATTGTGATAGGATAATATATGCCAACTAATCAATCAGTCATTCTACAGAAGGGGACAGTTCCACCTGACGCTTGCTTCAATAACGTGAGCGAGCTTTACGATCTGTTCATCGGCACTACCACTGCATATGTGAACGGCAATTACTCACTGTTTAACTACGGTGAGAACAAGCCTTCTACCGACGACACTGACAAGCCGTGGATTCGCACTGTCGGAAACCTGCCTGACAGAGTTTATGTGTATGCCAGTGGTTACTGGCTTTCAAAACATCAGACACCAGCTGGCGGAGATGAGCGAAGGATATGGGTTGGATCACTGGTAGACCTAAAGACATACGATGGAGGAGCTGATGAGGATGTTAATGATTTCAGTGGTCCGTTTTGGGAAGTAGATGAAGGGCTTGCCGCAAAGTTTCCGGTTGGTGTCGGTGAGTTTCCTTCGGGTGCGGATGTTGCCATCAATGGGATCGGTGGTTCTGAAACTGTTACATTGACCTCAGACCAACTACCGAATCACGAGCATTTGGGAGAAGCTTACTATCGTGCTCAAGCAGGAGCGGCGTCTAATACAGATCCTTCGGGTTTAGCGGACGATACATTGCATGAAAATGCTGGTCACACCACTAGAGCTAGTTACAACAACTTTAATAAAGCAGGAGTAATAACAACATCAATGAAGGGAGCTTCCGGTCAGGCCCACACGAATCTGCCTCCTTATTACGGTGTTTACTTCATCAAACGCACTGGCCGCATATACTACGCTATCAAGTAATGAAGACCACCTTAGCTACAGCAAAGTCCCGAATCGCTAAGCATCTCAACCTTTGCGAGACGGATGCCCGCGTTACGGAATACATCAATGAAGCTCAGCGCAGACTGATTGAGAGCGGGAAGTGGAAGGGGACATATGGAAGGTTCACGTTGTGCGCTACTGATGGTTGCATTGTGTGGCCGCGTCAGATTGAAACCATTGAAACCTTTGCCATAGACAAAACACCGGGCACAGTTCGTAACGGATGGTTTGAGTTTTTGGAAAGCGGTTACGGCTTACAGACTGATGAGTGTGGTTCTATTGGCCAGCTCATAGACAGGGGGGAAGTCCCTACTTACCGAAGCATGTCTGGCAATGGGAAGCCGGTGCGTGTGTATGCGTTCTTAGAGGCTGACGCAGGAAAGACCATTACCATTATGGGGTATGACTCCAACGGTAATTGGGTGCGCACTCTGAAGAGCGGTTCCGGAGCAACAGCTGTTTATCAGGATGGTGAAGTGGTGACATTGGATAACGGGTTTGTCGATACAGCCACGAGCTTCCAGTCCATTACCGGAGTTCTGAAGGATACCACTGAGGGTAACGTAATGCTTTATGAGTTGGTTGATGCAACTCCAACCCTTCTGGACCTCGCTTCGTATGAGCCATCAGAGACAATACCGAGCTACAGGAAGTCGCTGATACCGAATCTATCTGATTGCGGGACATGCACTGAAGGTAATGTTGGGACTGTGTCTATCACAGTGATTGCGAAGCTTCGATTTATTGAGGCTGTCAGTGATACAGATGTTCTGCTGATCAATGATCTTTACGCCATTAAGAATATGGCGATAGCTATCAAGATGGAAGAGAACCGGGACTTTGCAACAGCTGCTGAGTATCGTTCTCTGGCTATTGACTCTTTACGCAACCAGCTCGCCAACTATCACGGGGACGGAGTAGTCCCCGTGCTGCGTATGACCAACCTCGAAACCCACGGTGGCGGTGGGATAGAAAGTGTAATTTAAATCTATGTTAGGAGCAATGATGGGGATAGGTGCCGTTGCTGGTATCGCTGGCGGCTTAATGAAGAAGAAGCCTAAAATCCCGACATACAAACCTATTGATCAGACAGCTGAGCAGGAGGCTGCCATCGCTGCCAACCTCGCCAGCTTTGATGATGCGAAGCAGCTTGCTGATCAAACCACAATGGCTGATCAGGACAGGCTTGACTCCATACTGGCCCGCACTATGCCGAACTATAAGCAGCTTCTGTCAGGATCGAGTCAGGCTGTTCAGGATATGATCGCCGGCAACCTGCCGAATGCTGATCAGAACGTGCTGATGCGTAAGGCAGCTGAGAGAAGCGGTGCACTGGGTATTGGTGGCAGCTCTGCTGGCAGGAACCTGACAGCTCGTGATTTGGGTTTGTCCAGTCTGCAAATGACTCAAGCTGGTCTTAACTCGTTCAATGCTTTGTCCAGCAACCTCAGACAGAACTACACTGTGAACCCGATGTCAACAGCTTCAATGTATGTGTCGCCATCGCAGCGCATATCCAATGCGATCAGTGAGAATCAATTCGGGTATAATGCGCTGGTTCAGAAGCGTGTCAGCGATGCGAACAATAGCGTAATGAGTCAGCTTGGCAATAGCTTGAGCGCACTGGGTGGCACTGCGTTCGGTGCGGGAGCACAGGGGTTGGCAATGAAGGGCATGTTCGGGCAGACAGGTAATACGCCAAAACCGGCATAACACGATAAACACTATGGCAGAACCTACAGACTACTTTTTGCAGGGGGCAAACCTCGGGATGAAGGCAGTGCAAGCTGGTGCTCAGATGGATCAGTTCCGCACCAATCTCGCTGAGCGTGCGCGGCAGTTTAACGAGGGGATGGACCTTCAGAGCAAGCAGGTAAACGCTGCTGTCGCCCGTGACAACGCATACGTGAAGAAGCTTGAGTTTGATCTGAACGCTCAGAGCGATGCCTTTAATAGGGAAACTATCGAGCTTGATAAGTTGGATAAATTCATAGCCCTCGTGAACAAAGAGGTTAGCGAGAACGCTCCCGATCTTTCTCTGCCTCCATCCGGTCTGACGGGCGAAAGGCTTGAAACGGCTATGTCTGTAAGGGAAGCGGCTTACGCATCTCAGCAACGCAGTCTGGAATATCAGGCTGTATCTAGGGACAGGGCTGACGAGATGGACTTGGTTCGCAATTACGGGCTCCCAGCCAACTATAAGAGCTATGAGGATGAGGGGGTGTCATTTGTGCAGGAGGCTCGAAACAGGAGAAACATGATGGAAGCCGATGCTATTGCTTCCAAATATGGGACAACCCCAGCAGACGTGATTCAAGCAGACCCTTCGGTCAGTTCGATCCACTTATCGGACCATAGAGGTAATCTGAATAAAGCACTGTGGGAGGGTATTGTTCAACGGGTTACTGGTCGGATGCAGACCAGCCGTGCAACATCACCAAGCGGGTCAACTCAGTATTCAATCAACACTGCTAACAGACAAACTCAGTCAAGCACACAGAAGACCTATCTTGATATTGTTGATCAAGCTACCAAGATGGCCACCATTAAGGGCCAGTATGATGATGATCCAGACTACGTTGATCCTGATTTAAGGGACAAGTGGATACAGCACTTGAGAGAGCCTGACAAGTATCCAGCACCAAAGGGAGCACCGAGTAAGGCTGCTCCTGATGACGATTTTTCTAGGAACATAGAAAGAATTATGAACGGCCAACCGCCGACCCGTAATGGTCAACTTGGTTACTGATTTATAAATTATGCCATCCAGAACACTGTCTTACATTCGGAATAAATATCCACAGTGGGAAAACAGATCCGACGAAGAACTGACGTTAGCTGTCGGCGAAGCTT